GCAAAAAGTTTTCTCAGGATAACATAAGTTTTGTGGATAGAAACCTAATGAACAACCAGCTTTAACTAAACATAAGTTTGCATTAATTCTCAAGTTTAGTTGAGGCTGGCTTTTTGTTGGCCTTGTGTCAAAACGTACGTTCGTTATAATAGCATTATGTTCGCTTTTAATGCGAACAAATAGTGAATAAAAGGAGACGGAAAAATGCAAAATCAACACCCACTGTACCTTGAAGAACTCGAATTGGAAGCTCGCTACAAAACCTTTGGAGAACAAAAGCTGCGCCAAGTATACGACAAAGCTAAAGCCGAAGGACAAGCAGGAACAACGACACTCGGCCAAAAGTTTATTGCCCATCAATACAGCAACGTATTTGAAGCCGTTAAGGTATTTGTTGAAAATGCTTTGGCACCAAGGCGTGGCGTAAAACCTGCCTATGTAGGCATACTCATGGAAATGTCGGAGATTTACAAAGAAGAAATAGACCAACTTTATAGTCTGCTTGCTTTCTCTACGTTATCAATACTTTTAGATAACATGATGAGACGCAAAGAACTTTTTATATCCAATGTTAGCCAGTGGATAGGACGAGAAATACAAGATGAATATAACCTAACACGCTACCTCAGTCAAAATCCGAGTCGTGAACCCTTAGTAACCAAAGGTATAGACCAACGTGTTCAAGGCTTTTATCGTCGTGCCTACGCCCTTGCATGGATGAAACGAGATAATTACCAAGCCCCAAAGTGGGATAAACAAGATCTCATGCAACTTGCGGCCTGTCTTGTAAATATCATTATCAATACAACTAACTACTTTGAATATTGCCAACAAGGAACAACCTTAAATATCCAGCCTACTCAAGCACTTTTAGAAGCCTGGACAGCAAACGAAGACAATATAGTCGCCAACTCTTATCGACTTTGTCCTACCATCATCCCACCTAAACCTTGGACAACTTACAATGATGGCGGTTATTATGGGGAACTCCAATCCGTATCTACCTTATTGCGTGTACATGACCAAAGAACAATCTTTGGAAAACGCTATCTAAAAAAATTAGGACAAATGGAACTTGCCGAAGTTCGCAAAGCAATCAATAGTATCCAAGCCACGCCTTGGAAAATAAACATCAGAGTTCTTAAAGTAATGCAAGATGTTATTGCACGAGGTGGAGGGCGCGCTGGTATACCGTACATTGATGAAGCACCCAAACCTATGGTACTCTCTGAAAAACCTACAGAAGACCAACTAAAAGATTACCGAAAAATAATGGTTGGTTACTACAAAGATGAAACCAGACGCAAAAGCCTTGCATTAAGAGCTGTTGGTAACATTAAGGTTGCCGAAGAATTTGCCAAATATGACAAAATATACTTCCCTTGCAACATGGACTTCCGTGGTCGTGTATACCCTATTCCTAATTTTAGCTTTCAAGGAGATGACCTAAACAAAGGCCTAATCCTTTTCGCTGATGCTCCTGCTTGTGAAGATATGGAAGACATTAACTGGCTTGCTGTCCATGGTGCAAACTTAGCAGGAATAGACAAAGTAAGCTATGACGACCGTATCCAATGGGTTCACGACAACGAAACAGACATCCTCGCCTCCGCAGCCGACCCACTAGTACACACCTTTTGGATGTCCCAAGACGAACCCTGTCAGTTCTTGGCGTTCTGCTTTGAATGGCAGGCATGGAAGCAATGGGAAGCCAAACATGGTACACCAAAAGGTTTTGTGTCTGGTATCCCTGTAGCTTTTGATGGAACCTGCTCAGGCCTCCAGCACTTCTCAGCTATACTTCGTGATCCTGTAGGTGGTGCAGCAGTCAACCTCCTGCCCTCCGACAAGCCCAACGACATCTACGGTGTAGTCGCAGCCAAAGTAAATGCGGCCATTGACCAAGACCTCAAAAATGGCACTATAGACGATGTTGTCGAAACCAAAATCAAGTTTGGCACCAAAACACTCGCTCAAATCTGGAGGATGTATGGAGTCACCCGCAAAGTAACCAAACGCTCTGTAATGACACTTGCCTATGGCTCAAAAGAATACGGATTTCGTGACCAAATCTACGAAGACATCATAAAAAAAGATATGCAGGAACAGAAAGAAACCTCTGTCTTCACAGAAGCAAATTGCTGGCAAGCCTCAGCATACATGGCTAAGCTCATCTGGAACGCAGTCGGAACAACTGTTGTCGCCGCTGTAGATGGCATGAAATGGCTCCAAGATTGTGCTAAGAGTGTCACAAAGAAGGGCCAAGTTGTAACCTGGACGACTCCAATGGGACTCCCAGTGCAGCAAAGCTATATGGAATGTGAAAGTAAACAAGTCCGTTTAAGATGTGCAGGGAAAAATATTCGCTTGTATAGCTTAAATATCACAGGAAACATCGACAAACGAGCGCAAGCTCAAGGTGTCGCTCCTAACTTCATCCACTCAATGGATGCCAGCCACCTACAACTCACTGTCTGTAATGCTGTTGATGCAGGTATCAAGCATTTTGCCATGATACACGACTCTTATGGCGCACCAGTCGCCCAAGCAAAACTCATGTATAAAGTAGTACGACAAAGTTTTATCCAAATGTATACCGAGTATGATGTCTTAGCAAACTTTAGAAACGATATGAAAAAACTTGCAGATGGAAACCTTCCTGATATTCCTAATAAAGGCACTTTAAATTTAACCGAAATCATGAACAGTAAGTATATCTTCTCTTAATTGTTCCACATACAAGAGAAAGGAAACCCAAGGATAACCTAAGGATTACTCCTACTGATATTACTCAGTAATAATAACCATAGGTATCCTTAAGGTCTCCTAAAAGAAAACCTAAGGAGGAACTAAAAATTATGAACAGACAAGAATTTGAACAGTATGTAAAACAAGGAGGTAAGCTGTTTGTCACCACCACTTCAAGGGGTAACTTTGCTGATGGGTATCTCAAGGAAGGCGAGATCGTTGAACTAAGATATGACGATGGGTCTGAGGCACCTGCTTTCTTTTATCCTAATAAAGAAGTCCGGGAACGCAATGGGGACGACTGGCGTTTTATTCATTTATTAGACTTAAAACCGTTAGAAGAACCCATACAAAACCATTACGACACCTTACATCAACCAATCGAAACCATGCAAGCCAATATGACACCCGAAGCTTTCCGTGGTTACCTGCGTGGAAACATCATCAAATACACGTGCCGCATGGGTCGCAAAGACGGCGAAGCGGAACTTAAAGAAGCTAAGAAAATCCTAGACTATGCCAAATGGCTCGTTGAGAGTCTCGAAGGTAAAACTATTGATCCGAGAAAGGCTGGTAGATAACCATGAGAGAAATTGATATTGAAGTTGGTCAAAAATACCGTGTAAAAGAAAATGTAGTACCTTTCTTTAAACAGGGCGCTGTAGTACAGGTGTTAAGGAAAAACGACAATGACGATGTTGTTTTCGTTTAAGACCTATCCAAACAAAAATATGGTTACGGGCGCTGGTATACCTTGTGTAGTTACTTAGCACCACTCAAAGGAATTGACCCTGAGGAAATCAAAGTTGGACTCCGAGTTAAACATAAAGAGTTCGGCGCAGGTACGGTATTAATAGTAGATAACGGCTTTCTTGTAGACTTTGATGTGAAACCTAAAAGGTATAGAAAGCAGTGTTGGTTTAGTTGTACTTTGGATGAAAAGGAATGGACTTGTAGTCAGTTAGCCATTCTTAATAAAAAAGACTCAGTATCAGATAGCTGGCAAAAATTACAAGAAGCAATTTATGGTTGGGCACACAGAAGATGTAAAGAAACACTAGAAGAATTAAAAGCACTAAACGCAGATACCTTAGAAGCGCGGAGTGAAGGTAATAAAATCATTCTTACCAGCGTAAAAGAGGGTAAAAAGGTAGAAGCATCAGCCTCTTGTAGTCCCGAAGACACCTTTGATTGCATCACAGGCACCCAAATTGCCCTTGCCCGGCTCGCTCATAAATGCGGAAAGCCAGCAAAAGTATATCTACCAAAAGATACAAAAGACTTCCAAATTGAATTTATCTAAGTGTCACAGATAGTGGGGGAAAGAGTCGACAAACTCTGACCTCACTTTTTTATTTAACTGAAAGGAGGTGAACACCATAGCAACCGCACAGCCAACTTTAAAAATCTGCAAGCTCCACGAAGAAGCCCAAGTGCCTCAAGCAGCCACCGCAGGCTCCGTTGGTCTCGACCTCAGTAGCCTCAGCAGTATAGAGATACTCCCTAACCGCCTTGTCCCTAATGCCTACATTGTACATACAGGGATAGCCGTAGAGATACCAAAAGGTTACCACGGCAAAGTCTTTTTGCGTTCCAGTATCGGAGCTAAGACCAAACTGCGCCTCGCCAACGGTACAGGCATCATTGACAGTGACTATCGTGGTGAACTGATGCTGCTGGTTGAAAACCTTGGTCAATACTCGGAGTATATCTCCAAAGGCCAACGTATAGCCCAGCTCATCATCGAAAAAAACGAAGCAGTCAAAATTTCTGTCGTTGATAAACTCAGCGACACTCAACGTGGCACCGATGGTATCGGCTCCACAGGGAAATAATAAAACTAAAGGAGATTTTTAAAACTTGAGAACACAAATTACAACCCCTAGGGGAACTGCACAATATCCTAAATTACGCACACCGGAATACTTTGAGGGTGCCGAAGTAGGATACACAATCCAAATGTTATTCAACAAAGAAGACACCGACAGGCTCATCACTAGATTGGAAGCTGAATTGGAAGCCGCTAAAAATTCTAGTGAATTTAAAGGCAAAAAATGGACAAACGCTCGCATTGGCACTCGTGAAGACAAAAATGGTGACATCGTTTTCAAATTCAAAACCAAAACCAGTTACCAGCTTAAAACTGGTGAAATCAAACAACGTACAATCCCCATCTTTGACGCTCAAGGCACACCCATCAAAGGTGATATTGGTCATGGCAGCATTTGCCGGGTGCGTTTCACCGTCAACCCCTACCACAAGTCCTCGGCTAATTGTGGTCTGACATTATATTTGGATGCCGTACAGGTCATCGAATACAAAGAGCCGGGTGGTGTATCTGCCGAAGCCTACGGCTTTGAAAAAGAAGACGGATACACAGTAGAAAGTAATGAAACTGTTAGCAATACTGCTTTTGACACTGAGGAATTCTAAACCGTGAAAACCTTTAGTCGTCATGGCGGTTACCACACCACACCCACAGCCTACCGCAGCGGTCTAGAGGATAAAGTAGCACAACAGTTGGATAATGCAGGTATCGAAGCAGCTTATGAAAAATACAAGCTGCCTTATATCATACCAGCTACCGACCACTACTACACCCCTGATTGGGTACTGCCAAATGGCATCATAGTGGAAGCCAAAGGACTCTTTGATGCGGACGATCGTAAAAAACACCTACTCATCAAAGAACAATATCCACACCTCGACATCCGTTTTGTCTTTAGCAGCCCGGCCACCAAAATCTACTCTGGCAGCAAAACAACCGTTGCTGACTGGTGTGAGAAGCATGGCTACAAATATGCAAAAAAATTCATACCTGCCGCATGGTTCGACGAACCCGCAAAAAGCCTCGACGGACTCATCCTCAAGAAAGGAGGCAGCAACAAATAAACACACTACAGTTCAAAAAACGTACCTGCACCGATTGGCTCTACATTATAAAAAAGCCTCTCAATGGTGCTACTAAAGAAAACCTTGTCAGTGCCGCCCGCCGCCTCGGTGAGTTCGATACAGGCTACCACTACATCATTCAAAGCGACGGCACAATAGAAACTGACCGAGACAACGAAGCGGTGGCTCAATGGGATTTTCCTGACAATACAACATCCATCTACATCCTTTGTGATACCACTGGTAGCCTCACAGATGCCCAGCGTATAGCTGTAAGCGACCTGTTTAAAAACCTTGTCGCACAATATCCACACATTCAAACTGTAGAGGTAAACTGATATGGAAAACCAGACAGACTCCCAAATCATCGAAGCCCACGTCCCCTGCCCTGACTGTGGCAGCAGTGACGCAATGTGTGTCTACGATGACGGACATACCTACTGCTTTAGCTGTGAGGCACACCATCAAAACCACGAACCAGCCAAAACAGACAAACCAATGACCAAAGGCAATGTCGTTTCACCTGCTGATCTAAACCTCGGAGCCTTACCAGCTCGTGGTATCTCACAGGAAACCTGTAAACTCTATGGATACTATAAAGGCTTCCGACATGATAAACCCGCCCAATTCGCTAACTACAGTGATGAAACCGGAACCATCATCGGACAAAAAATAAGATACCCCGACAAAACCTTCGAGACCATCGGCAATCTCCAGCACCGCTTTTTTGGTCAACACCTTTTTGCAGGTGGTAAAAAGCTCATCATCACCGAAGGAGAAATCGACTGCCTCACCGTCAGCCAAATACAAGGTAACAAATACCCGGTAGTCTCCGTTCCCAATGGAGCCAAATCAGCCAAGAAAACCTTTGAAGCACAATATGACTGGCTAGAAGGCTTTGACGAAGTCATCGTCATGTTTGACATGGACAAAGTAGGCCGGGAAGCTGTCGAAAGTGTCTGCGGTATCCTACGCCCCGGCAAACTAAAAATAGCCACCCTGCCCCTCAAAGACCCCAATGACTGTCTCATGCAAGGGCAGGCAGCCGCCGTAGTCAACGCCATCTGGAATGCCAAAACCTACAAACCAGCCTGCATCATCAACGGAGCAGAACTTTGGGAAACCCTCTCCACCGAGCAGGAAGACATTCAAGGTTATCCACTTCCATGGAAAATAGACCTCCAGAAGATGACCATGGGACTCCGCAAAGGCGAACTAATCCTCATCACAGCAGGAACCGGCACAGGTAAAACTACCTTTGTCCGGCAACTTGCTCACCACTATGGAGTCAATCTTGGACTAAAAATCGGGATGCTCATGCTCGAAGAAAATGTCAAAAGGACAGCCAAAGGCCTCATGGCAATCCACACAGGCAAACGGCTTGCCCTCAATAGACACCTTATCACCGAAGAAGAATATAAAAATGCCTTTGATGCCACTCTCGGCTCAGGACATTTTATTTTTTATGAACACTTTGGTTCCCTGGAGTCCGAAGACCTTATCAAAAATATCCGCTATATGGCAGCCGCCGAACAATGCGACTTTATAATCCTCGACCATATCTCCATCGCTATCAGCGGTCTTGATATAGAAAATGAGCGTAAAGCCACCGACGTACTAATGACTCGCCTCCGTAGCCTTGTCGAAGAAACAGGCGTAGGGATGCTTGTCGTCAGCCACCTCAAGCGTGTCGACGGCACCCCAGCCGAAGAAGGCGGGGCAATCAGCCTCAGTCACCTTCGAGGCTCCCAAGCACTCTCCCAGTTATCCGATGGGGTTTGGGCGCTGGAACGCAACCAGCAGGCAGAAACCGACGAGAAAAATTTAGTGCGTATCAGGATACTCAAAGGTCGCCACACAGGCGAAACAGGCATTGCAGGCTATCTAGCCTACGACAAAGAAACAGACAGGCTCATAGCCGCAGATAAACCAACCGGAAAGGGCATCGACTTGGGAAACGAGGATGATGTTCCTTTTAATTTCTAGGAGGAATTATATTATGAAACATCATTACTCATACCCAGTAGCCAACATAGGTATCACCACATCCGAAATCCCCGGTGAAACAGCAGTCTACATCGAGTTTTCTGGCTGTCGCCAGAACTGCCCCGGCTGTCACTCACAGCATCTTATCGGTGAACAGGGCGACTCCCTGAACCTCGAAGACACCGTTTACAACGTCTGGGCAATCACCCAAAAATATCAAGGCGACATCACCGCTGTAGTCCTTATGGGCGGTACAACAAACAATGGTATCACCGAAGCAGCCTTAACGGCACTTATCCGTTCCCTTACCCGCAAAACAAACCTGCCAATTGGCCTCTACTCCGGTCAAGACGAAGACCCTGATAAATACCTTGGTATCGAAGCAATCCAATGGCTTAAAGTAGGCTCCTATAAAAAAGACCTTGGAGGCCTCGAAGAACCCACTACTAACCAAAGGTTCTATGTCCGTGAACATATTATCGAAACCGATCAATATGGTGTCTATTCCGGCCGTATCCCACATTGGGTAGATATGACCAAACAATTCCAAATGAAAGGAGAAGAAATTGCTAAACACTCTAACCACTGAACAAATCAAAAGCAAGCTCGACTTCATCAAAAATTATATTGCAGCAGGTAATGCCGCAGATGGCTCCATCGTTGACCCCAACTCCAATGTCACTTCTAAAAACATAGCAACAATGGAAGCGGAACTTTACAAATATGAAAATATCCAAGTCAACCGTGCCATCATCTGCGAAAAAATCACCGCCATGTTTGGTAAAGACATAGCTGCACAATACCTTGAAGACATCCATGACCATCTCATCTACGTCCATGATGAAACCTCACTCAAACCCTACTGTGCCTCCATCACCCTATATCCGTTCCTTTTTGACGGCTCCAAGGCCATCGGCGGCACCTCCAGCAGACCCCGAAACCTCCAGAGCTTCTGCGGCTCCTTTGTCAACCTAATGTACCAAATAGCAGGCGGCTTTGCCGAAGCAGTAGCAACTGTAGAGTTTCTCATGTATTTTGATTATTTTGCAAAAAAGACCTACGGAACAGATTACCTCACCACTAACAGCCCGGAAATCAAACAGGAACTGCAAGGTGTCATCTACTCCATGAACCAGCCAGCGGCAGCACGAGGTTTCCAAAGCATCTTCTGGAACATCTCAATCTTCGATGAGCATTACTTTACATCCCTTTTTGATGAATTCTACTTCCCCGACGGCAGCAAGCCCGACTACGAAACCCTCAAAGAACTCCAAGCCTTCTTCATGGAATGGTTCCGCAAAGAACGCCGCAAAGAACTCCTCACCTTCCCGGTAGTCACCGCTGCCTACCTTGTCGATGGAAACGCTGCCAAAGACACTGCCTTTATCGACCTCTTGGCAACCCAAATGTCTAAAGGCCATAGCTTCTTCCACTATGAGTCCAACAGCGCTGATAGCCTCGCCTCCTGTTGTCGCCTCCGCAACGAGCTTGCCGACAACACCTTTAGCTACACCCTCGGCGCAGGTGGTGTATCCACAGGCAGTGTGCAGGTAATCACCATCAACCTCAACAGACTCAGGCAACGAAAACTGACTCTTGAAGCAGTCGTCAAACGAGTCCAGATGTACCTCTTAGCACACCGCAGATACCACTCCGAAATGATCGCCAACGGTATGCTCCCTGCCTATTCCGCAGGCTTTATCGACCTTGACAAACAATTCTGCACCATTGGCATCAATGGCTGCCTCGAAAGCTACGAATATATCTGCACACACACAGATGTCGGCTTCTGGAGTAAAGAAAATTACCCAGAATATCTCAAGCATTGTTTGTCTACCATCCAAATGCTTAATAAAGCAGCCTTTAAAAGCTGCGGTGTACGCTTTAACACAGAATTTGTACCCGCCGAAAACCTTGGTGTCAAAAACGCCAAATGGGATAAAGAAGATGGTCTTTGGGTTCCTCGTGACTGCTACAACAGCTACTTTTACCCAGTAGAGTCCGAAAAATGGAATATCCTTGACAAAATCAAAATTCACGGCAAAGAAGTAGCGCAGTACCTTGATGGTGGAGCAGCTTTACATCTCAATCTCCAAAGAACGCCTACGAAGGCCGAAGCATTAAATCTCATCCAAACCAATATCAAGCATGGGGTTCCCTATTGGACAACCAACGTCCTCTGCACAGTTTGCAAAGACTGTGGTCATATAGACCCCAACTACTACCCAGCCTGCCCCCAATGCCACTCTGCCTCTGTCGATTATGGCACAAGGGTTATCGGCTACCTAAAACTCATCTCCAGCTTTTCTGCTGGTCGACAAAAAGAAGCGGCTCAAAGAGCCTATAACAACACAGGAGGTATTAAAATTGTTTCTGATTAAAATGTTTTTCGGTATGCAAAAATGGTGCTTGAAGCAACAGATCAAAATGGCAAAAGCATTGATTGAAGCCAACACCAAAGCCGTAACAAAAATGCGTAAAGACATCTTAACCCTTGAAGATGAAAACGCAGAACTGCAAAGAAAGTACCTGTAAATGCTCTTTTTCGATATTGAAGCAAATGGTCTTTTAGACACGGTTACCCAAGCACATTGTATGGTCATCATTGATGAAAATAACAAAGTCACAAAATATCGCCCCTCGGAAGTCCATCTGGGAGCCAAACGGCTCCTAGAGGCAATCCGGGAGGGTGAATTTATTTGTGGTCATAATGTCATCAACTACGACCTACCTGTTCTGACAAAGCTCTATCCCCACGACTTTAAAGTGCCCTATGCACTCCAAGGGAACGTCGTGGATACCCTTGTCCTATCCCGCCTGATTTATGGAAATATCAAAGACAGCGACAATGGCCTTCTTCGCACAGGCAAGTTGCCCGGTAAACTCTATGGTTCCCACAGCCTCAAAGCGTGGGGTTATCGCCTTGGAGAACTCAAAGGAACCTACGCCGAAGAAACCGCCGATGCGTGGTCGCACTACTCCGAAGAAATGCTCACCTACTGCATCCAAGACGTAGTCGTCACCAAAAAACTTTATGAAAAACTGATGAGCAAAAACTACCCAGAAGCTCCCATCGCACTGGAACATCAAGCCCAATGGCTCATGGCAAAGCAGGAAAGCAACGGCTTCCCCTTTGATGTCTTTGCAGCTCAAGAGCTAGAAGTCTCCCTCAGGAGCCGCCATGCCACCCTCGATGCCATCCTCAGACAGCAAGTACCACTTATTCCTGACAAAGTATTCATACCAAAACGAGACAACAAAACTAAAGGTTACGTCAAAGGCGTACCGGTACAGAAATACAAAGACTTCAACCCCAATAGCCGTCAGCAAATTGAATGGCTTATCAAAAACCACTTCAACTATACCCCAGATAACGAAGAACTTTTTGAGGAAGGTACAGATCGCCTCAAAATCGACGACATCACCTTTGGTTACTTAAAGACCGACAAAGAAGCACCAGAAGAACTCCGCAAACTTGCAGGAGTCTTCGAGGAATACCTCATGCTCACCAAACGCCTCGGCCAGCTCAGCGACGGCAAATATGGCTGGCTCAAATGTGTCAAAGCCGATGGGCGTATCCACGGCACAGTCAACCCCTGTGGTGCAGTTACCGGCAGAGCTACCCACGCCTCACCCAATGTCGCCCAAGTGCCAGCCGTAGGTAGTCCATATGGCAAAGAATGTCGCAGCTTGTTCAAAGCCCCAGATGGCTGGTTTCAGGTAGGCGTTGACGCATCTGGTCTGGAACTGCGCTGTCTGGCTCACTTCATGTACCCTTATGACAACGGAGCCTACGCCCATGAAATCCTCAACGGCGACATCCACACCGCAAACCAGCTCGCCGCAGGGCTGCCCGAACGTAACCAAGCCAAAACCTTCATTTATGCCTTTTTATATGGTGCAGGCGACGGCAAAATCGGTAAAATCGTTCATGGCACACCCAAAGACGGCAAACGTCTTAAGCGGGAATTTCTCTCCAAGACCCCAGCTATCGCCGACCTCAAAGCAGCCATCACCAACGCTCTGGTCGCCGAAGAATATCACGGCAAAGTCACCAAATGGAAACGCAGGTATCTCAAAGGCCTTGATGGTCGTCCCCTGCAAGTACGCTCGCTCCACTCTGCGCTCAACCTGCTCCTGCAATCTGCGGGTGCCTTGATCTGCAAAAAGTGGATACTGCTACTCGAAGAAAACCTTATAGCACTTGGACTTGACCATGGAGCTGATTTTCAATATATGGCTTGGGTACACGATGAAGTGCAGGTAGCCTGTCGGACACAAGAGATCGCCGAAACAGTCGTCAAGGTAGCTCAGGACTCTATGCGTCAGGCACAGGAATTTTTTGGTTTCCGGGTACAACTGGATACCGAAGGAAAGATAGGTAAAAACTGGTGCGATTGTCACTGATTTTATGTATGCTCTTAACCACCTTTTACTTTCAGGATGTCACGCTCACAGCCTACACTGCATCCGTTGAGGAATGTGGGAAGGCTGATGGGATAACCGCAAGTGGCACTAGGGCGACCCAAGGACGCACAATAGCCGCCGACCATTTACCTTTTGGTACCCAAGTGGAAATCGACGGACACATTTATACCGTTGAAGACCGCTTCGGTGGCGGTTATACAAACAAAATTGATATTTACTTTGATAACTATATGGATGCTATAAACTTTGGCAGACAGCAAAGAGTTGTCAGAGTTTATTACTAAGGAGGAAATTAATTATGGATAAAATGAAAATTAGATTAATAGCACTTGGTGTTATAGCTTTTGTAATGCTTATGGTAGGTTTAAGTTGCTTTAAAGTTATTGAAACAGGAGAACGAGGTGTTGTCCTACGTATGGGTAAATTTATAGGCATAATGGATGAAGGATTAAACTTTAAAATTCCCTTTATTGATAAAGTAGAAAAACTTAACATCCGTGAAGTAAACTTTTCTTCTAAAGGTGAAGTATCTAGTAAAGACATGCAGACTATTCATGTGGATGTAAGCCTAATTTATGCCTTAAATCCAGTAGAAGTTGGCAGTGTTTATCAGAAGTACAGCACAAACTATGAAGATACCTTAATTAAGCCGACACTTGCTGAGATTACAAACTCTATTATCGCAAACTATCCGATTGAGGAATTTGTAGAAAAACGTACCGAGATTTCTAATAAAATCAATCAAGCATTTGTTGACAAGACAACCAAGAGTGGTATTGTCGTAAAAAGTTTACTCATTACCAATCACGATTTTAGTGACGAATACAACAAAGCGATTGAGAGCAAGAAAGTTGCTGAACAAGGAGCCTTGAAAGCAAAGTATGATTTAGAACGTGTAACATTGGAAGCTAGAGCGCAACAGGAAAAACAAAAATCTTTATCTCCAATGGTTTTACAAGAAAAAGCAATTGATAAATGGGATGGTAAACTTCCCAACTATTTTAGCGGGGATAAACTACCCTTTTTGACATTGAATAAATAAGGAGAACAAAGTAAATGACTAAGAAAAAAGCTGTTACTGTTGGTATTTCCTGTCCTAAATGCGGTAGACCTTTGCTTACCTTAGGGAACCTTGTAGAACCCGCTAAAGTCACTATTCAGTGTCCTTGCGGTTACACTTTGAAAACTAAAGATATTACAGGTGGAGGTAAATAATGACTCCACATTACAAAAAAGAACTTCAAGCTATAGCCGACACCAACGGATATTCAATCCGCTCTGAGGAACGCCTTGATGCCCTCTCAGACAAATTTTTAGGACAAGTGACCAAATACGGCAGAATGTATTGTCCCTGTCAAAACGTCCGCAACGGAGACACCGTCTGTCCCTGTAGATACATGAGGTCTTATGGTGTCTGTAAGTGCGGCTTGTATCAGAAGGAGGAAACCAATGGCAACCACGAAAAAGAAAACCTCTAAGACCTTCTTCGACTATTACCCAAACTTTCCACGTGATAAATCACACCTTGTCCAGCTCTGTCTACCTCGTGAAAAGATGAATAACAAAAAGGCACCTCAGTTTCCCTTGATGTACTCAGAGAAACTTGATGGTGTCTTTTGTTTTGCCGTATGTGATACCACAAGTGTCCATATCTTTAGTCGCACAGGTGAAGAATATCTGAGCCTTGAACACCTTAAACCGGAACTGTACGACATCTCAATGGCACTCTGCACGGACGTTATCATCTTTGAAGGTTACGCTAAAGGAGTACCCCAGCCCACCATCAGCGGCTGGTGCCGGGACACTAAAGCCCAGCACTACGAAGTAGCCGCCTACATCCACGACTCCCTTAGCCTTGACGAATTTTGGGGTTCCTGTGAAGTGCGCCCTTATGAAGAACGCTATAAAGCACTGGATGACCTCGAAGGATGGCAACACAACTACTGCCACACCTACCTCGTCCCTCAATACTACGCCTACACATGGTCAGACATCGACAAAGCCGCTGACAAAGTTTGGAAAGCTGGAGGTGAAGGATTAGTCGTCCGAGACCCCAGCTCCGGCTACTATCCCGGTAAACGCAATGAAACCATGCTGAAAATCAAGCAGGGTATCAGTTATGATCTGAAAGTCCTGTCGCTCCAAGAAGGAGCCGGCAAATATAAAGGCATGGTAGGTGCGCTTGTCTGTCAGTTCCGGGACGGTAAAACGGTAACTGTCGGTACAGGGCTCACGGATGACCAACGGAAACGCTGGTGGTCTGAATTTTTCTATGATGAAATCGTCGGTAAAATCGTGCAAATCGACGCTATGACCGAGAGTACTAAAGGTGTCCTGAGGGAACCAAGGTTTAAAGGCATACGCCACGATAAAACAGAAGGAGACTTTTAAGAAATGATTTATGTAATATATACATACTTAACTAATGGCTACCCTGACACCCACATAATCCGAAGAAGCAAAGGAGCAGTCACCACACTTTTACGTAGGGGGTTTAAATACTACCCAGAAATTTTAGATAAAAGCAAGTGTTTAGTGCGTTGCATTGACGTAAACAGACCCGCTGAATATAAAGATATTTCCGCAGAGGACTGGCTGGCAAAGAAAGGCGACTACAAGAATGTCTAAAGAACCCCTGAAAATCCTCTTTGATGCCGATATGGTCGTCTTCCGGGCAACCTCATCCGTCGAAACTCCAATTCATTGGGGCAATGACCTCTGGACACTCCATGCCGACGCAGGAGAAGCTCAAGCCAAAGTCGACGAAACGATACTAAGCCTCACAGAAAAAGTCCTCAAACACTACAAATACGAAGGCAAATACGAAATCATCATGTGCTTTTCGGACACTAATAATTTCCGTATGAAGATCCTGCCCACTTATAAAATCAATCGAGCAGACAAACGCAAGCCTGTCTGTTACTACGCCGTTAAACAATGGGTAGAAGCCAACTATACCTGCTACCAAAGACCCGGACTGGAAGCCGATGATTGTATAGGTATCCTTGCAACACTCAAAGCCAACACCGTTATCATAAGCGGTGACAAAGATTTCAAAACAATCCCCGGTCGCTTCTATGATTTCCTGAGAAATGAATTTTACGACATCACTACCGAACAGGCTAACTATTGGCACCTCTATCAAACATTGATAGGTGATGTCACTGATAACTACAAAGGCTGTCCGGGGATGGGGCCAGTATCAGCACAAAAACTCTTGGATAAAGAAGGAGCCACATGGGCAACCGTAGTCAGTGCTTTCGAGAAAAAAGGACTTACCGAAAAAGATGCCTTGGTACAGGCCAGAGTCGCAAGGATACTCAGAGCATCCGACTACGACTTCAAAACCAAGCAGCCAATAATATGGCATCCTTAATTGTTCCATATATAACGAAATGACTATTGTTCCAGATACAAGAGAGAGGAAGTGATACTTATATTCAACCTCGACGACCCTATGGTTCCTTTAGTTCCTAAAGGAGCCTTAGAGTATCTCAAGCAAGTCTTTAGTTTCTCCGAACTGATGAGAAAGCAACACGCAAACAATGATGAACATATTGGATACATGAAAGGCGTACAGGCAGTCTTAGAAGTAGTAGAAGCTTTAGCAAATCCACCCGATGAGGAGGACTACGAAACTTAATGTGTTTTAAAGTAAAAACACCGAGCGTCGCAAACACTCAAATGACAGCCACTCAATTACTTCCTCAAACAGAAGCAACTGAGCCGGAAGCCCCTGTTTACGGTGGTGGGGATGACGCTTACAAAAGAAAAGGTAGGGATGCTTTAAAAATTAAACTCAATCCTACCTCAACTGGTTATAACCCAGTAAATATGTAGAACAGGAGAGACTATGTGTAATAAACCTAAGATTAAAAATACCCCTGCTCCTGTTGCTGCCGCTCCTGCTCCTCCTGTTGTAGAGACAAATGTACAAGCAGATGTCGATACAGCAACTACACCTAAAAAGAGGAAATCCGGTAAACAAAACCTTACTATCGGTATCAACAATACCAGAGGAACCGGGTTAAACATCTAATGGTAGAAATTGTCGAAACTGCAAAAGAAATTTACGAACGATTAGAAAACGACCGCAAGGCCTATGTCACCCGAGCGGAAGACTGTGCTAAATACACAATTCCTTCCCTATTCCCTAAAGAAAGTGACAATAAAGATACAACGTATGAGACACCTCATCAGTCCGTTGGTGCTAGAGGTTTAAATAACCTAACAGCAAAATTGCTCTTAGCATTGTTTCCTCCTAACGCACCTTTTTACAAACTTACTTTGCGTGATGATCTTGCAGCATATTTTGAAGCAGACGCAAACGCAAAGTATGAAATTGAGCAAAAGCTTGTCCAAATGGAACAAATCATACTCAACTGTATCGAAACCTACCAAATAAGAGTCACCATCAATGAAGCACTAAAACAGCTTTTAGTTGCTGGTAACTGTTGTCTGTTCTTACCACCAAAAGAAGGTGGTATCAAACTCTATCGGCTCAACAGCTACATCATACAAAGGGATGCCTTAGGAAACCTAATTCAACTCGTAGCAACCGACAAACTAACTGTTGCAACACTTCCATCTGATGTAAGGAAACTCATCGACCCCAATAAGAAACCTGATGAAGTAATAGTAATTTATACCCATGTCTATTACAGTAACGAAGATGACAGAATGTACTCCTACCAAGAAATCGAAGGCAAACAGATACCGGGAACAGAAAATAACTATCCTAAAGATAAATGCCCGTGGATACCTCTGCGCCTTGTAAAACTTGATGGTGAGTCCTATGGTCGAAGTTATGTCGAAGAATACCTTGGTGATCTCAAGTCTCTTGAAGGACTCCAAAAGGCAATCGTTGAGTTAGCTGCTATAGCGGCTACTGTAATCAACCTTGTTAATCCTAATGGTATTACTCAGGTTCGCAAACTTACCAAAACTAAAAATGGTGGTTTTGCTCCCGGACGCTTAGAGGACATTCAAACCTTACAACTGCAAAAAACTCAGGATATGCAAATTGCAAAACAGACAGCAGATGCTCTTGAAGCTCGGCTGTCTTATGTTTTTATGCTCAATTCTGCTGTTCAAAGAAATGGTGAACGTGTTACCGCAGAAGAAATCAGATATGTAGCAGGAGAACTTGAAGATACTTTAGGTGGTATCTACTCTATCTTATCGCAGGAATTACAGCTCCCACTGGTACGAAGATTGTTAGCACAACTTCAAGCTACCGGGAAGTTACCGCAAATCCCTGACAATATGGTAGAACCAGCAATCACAACAGGTATCGAAGCTCTTGGTCGTGGTCACGACCTCAGTAAAATTACCAGCTTCCTAAGCATCGTCAAAGACATCCCCGACGCCCAGCAGCGGCTCAACTGGGGTAACATAACCCTCGCCCTCGCTTCTGCTAACAACCTCGACACAACCGGGCTTGTCAAATCAGATGAACAAATGCAGGAAGAAATGCAGCAGCAAGCCATGATGCAAATGGCGCAAGCAGCAACACCTCAAGTCGCCAAAGGCCTCGTAGAAGGGCAACAGGCGGCTCCCAATCAATAACAAGGAGGAACCAATGGAAACCACAGAAAATCAAGAAGTGGTCGTCACAGAAGAAGTGACAACCGAAGAAACTCCTACTGTAACTGAACCTGATTTATCAGAAGTAGAAGTAATAAGTAATGGTCAGCATCTAGACTTAACAACATCCGAAGATAAAAAAGTGGATGATAAGGCTGCCGAAGAAGAAACAAAGGTAGCAACTCCAACCCCTGAGGATATTCAAAAGGAAGTAGCAGAAGCAAAAGCTACTACCGAACAAGTAAAACAACTCATCACTGATAAAGGTTTGAACTTTGAAGCTCTCCAAAGTACCTATGATGAAACAGGAACCCTCACAGAAGCACAGTATCAAGAACTGGAACAAGCAGGTTATCCTAAAGCGGCTGTTGATGCTTGCATTGCAGGCCTTCAAGCCACAGCAGATAAATTTGTCGCTACCGTAAAGGGGTATGCTGGCAGTGAAGAAAATTTTAATCAAATGGCAGCCTTTGTTGCTGCTCAAGGCGAAGCGCAAGTTTCCGCTTTCAACAACATTATGACCACTGCTGACCTTCCTGTTATTAAAGAATACATGGCTGGAATTCAAGCGCAGATGATTGCAAAAAATGGTACATCTAACGCTTCTGTTCTAGGCAGCGCAAACTCTGGCGTTACTACTGGTTTCGCAGACACTTCTGAAATGACAAAAGCAATGGCAGACCCCCGCTATGGTCGTGATGCCAAATACACAAAAACTGTAGAAGCTAAAGTAGCAGCTTCAAATATTTTCGGATAAGACAGCCAAATATTATGGCTGTTTCTTTTTTTTATTTAGAAAGGATGATTATTTAACTAATGGCAGATATTACTATTGCAGCTCCCGGTCTAATCCAAGGAGCTTCCCCGCAAGATCGTTTAGCAATGTTCTTAAAATTATATGCAGGTGAAACCCTCACTGCATATACGCAGAACTCCGTAACTCTTGGTCGACACATTGAACGTCATATTACCTCTGGTAAATCCGCTCAATTCCCGGTATTTGGTCGTGCTGCATCCTCCTACCTCAAAGCAGGTGCTAATCTCGACGATCTGCGTGTAAACATTCCGCACGCTGAGAAAATCATTGAAATTGATGGTCTGTTGACCTCTGACTGCTTGATTTTCGACTTGGATGACGCTATGGCGCATTTTGATGTGCGTGGTGAATATGCTAAACAAACTGGTGAAGCACTGGCAGTAGCACGAGATGGTGCTGTCCTTGCAGAAATCGCCAAACTGGTCGTTGAAGATAAAGAAAATATCACCGGTTTAGGTAAAGGTGCTATCCTTAGCACTGCTATTGCAGCCGCAGCTATCGGTGAAACCGAAGTAATGGGCAAAGCAATCTTTGAACAGCTCTTGAAAATCAAAACTACTATGTCTGAAAATTATGTCCCGGAAACGGAACGTACTGTTTATATTCGCCCTGTCGCCCTTAATGCTCTGGTAGCAAATAAAGACATCATCAACAAACTGTATGGTGCCTCTGTAACCATTGAAAATGGTAAACCGCCTCGTCTGCTTGGCTTCGACCTCGTTGAAACTCCACACCTTACTCGTGGTGGTGCAGATGTCAATGCAGGCGTTATTCAAGGCCAAGGTCATGTATTCCCCGCCGCATACAAAGACACCTGTATGTTCCTCGTTGCTCACCGCTCCACTGTAGGTACTTTGACTTTGAAGGACTTGTCTGTAGAACACGCTCGTCGTGCAAACTTGCAAGCCGATCAAATCATTGCTAAATATGCAATGGGTCATGGTGGCCTGCGCCCGGAAGCAGCCTTTATGGGTGTTATTACCGCTTCTTAATCAACCCACAGGGGAGTCTAATGGCTCCCCTATTTTTTCTACTTTAGAAAGGAGGTCATCTTATGATTACCCCTACGACTGAATTAGATGCTGTCAATGAAATTATTGGTTCTATAGGCGAGTCTCCTGTAAATACACTGGAAAACACTTTGGACGTTGATGTAACTAACGCCCTTCGTATCCTTAGAAGCAATAATAGAGCCTTTCAAGCACGAGGCTGGTCGTTTAATTCTGTTGAAAACTACCCATTAAATCCAGACATTCACTCTAAACGTATAAAATGGTTAGACAGTTATTTGAAAATTGATGGAGAAGAAGGAACTAAGTATATCAAACAAGGTGACTACATCTATGACTTAGTCTCCAAAACATCAACTTTTGAAAACCCCATTTACGTTAATGCAATCATCTTAGTTCCTTTTGAAGATATGCCAGAAGCCGCTCGAAACTATATTATCGCTAAGGCCTCTTTCGAGTTTCAATCAAGGTATCTTGGGGATGAAGCACTAACCCAAGTATTACTAAACAAAATCCAAGAAACTTGGCAATACCTACAAGAAGATGAATTGGATAAAAACGACTATAACCTTTTAGAACATACTCATGTACAGGAGTTGTTGACTCGATGACATTATACTCTCAAACTATAAAAAATCTTGTAGCTGGAATTAGTCAACAGCCTCAAAACCTCAGGCATCCTGAGCAGCTCCACGAGCAAATCAATGGCTTCTCCACCGAAGCAGCAGGTCTCCAAAAAAGACCACCTACTTTATTTGTGTCTCAGCTAACTAAAGAAGTCAATGTTGGTAATATACCATTAATTCATTTTATCAACAGAGACGACTACGAAAAATACATTGTAACATTTACTGGCAATGATGTTTTAGTATTTGATCTTAACGGTAATCCTAAAGAGGTAAAATATGAAAATGACGCTGCTAAAAGATATATTACAACTCAAAGCCCTCGTAGTGATTTAAAGTGTCAGACTATTGCAGATTACACTTTTATTTCTAATGTTTATGCTGTACCCAGAATGTCTGATGATAAAACAGATGACGTATGGGCTACGCAGGGTGCTTTGGTTAATATCAAAAGCGGACAATATGGTAGAACTTATCGTATTGATGTAAATGGTACAACTATTGCTTCCTTTACAACCCCAGATGGTTCCGACAAATCCCATACTGGTCAAATAGCTACTGATTATATCGCAAACCAATTAGCAGCCCAAGCCAGAAACAATGGTTATGTCGTACAAACAGGTTCATCTTGGCTATACATTACAAAATCTTCCAGTGCTACTGTTGAAAAAAAATACTGGCGAGAACCTTCAACAACCTGTGAACAGCAAGGTAAAATCTTTAATAGCATGAGTAAAACAACCGTTCAGTATTTTCCACAACAAGATGCAATAACTGTTTCAGGTTATAAACCCGGTGAAGAATATGTCGAGCTAACAGATCAAGTCCTTGCAGAATATAATAGGTGCCTTAACGATTACTGGGAAGTTCTTTCGATAAGCAACACCAGTTTTAAAATACGTCGAAAAACATTCTGGGAAACAATCATAGAACCTAATACTATATCCGATATTAAAAGTATTACAGTTTATGATGGTTACAACAACCAAGCAGCTTTTGGTATGTTGAGAAGTGTTCAAAAGTTTTCAATGCTCCCCTCGTCTGCTCCAGATGGCTACACCGTCTTAGTAGCAGGTGAGTCCGGTAGCACCACAGATGATTATTACATCCGGTTTGATGCCTCAGACAACATCTGGAAAGAGTGTGTTCGCCCCGGTATTTCAAAAAGCTATGATCTCCAAACAATGCCTCATGTTTTAGTAAGACAGCCTGACGGTTCCTTCTTGTTAAAGCAAGCAGAATGGGAAGAACGAAAAGTAGGAGATGAAGACTCCAACCCAGAGCCGTCTTTTATAGGGTATCCAATAAAAGATATTGTCTATTTCAGAAATCGTCTGTGTTTCATTGCCGGAGAAAATGTAATCTTATCTCAAAGTGCTGGTTTCTTTAATTTCTGGATGGTTTCAACATTAGAAGTTCAAGATACAGATGCTATAGATTTAGCTGTTAGTGATAGTAAAATAGCAACATTGCATCATGCTGTCCCATACGATGAAAACCTTGTCTTAATGAGTGATGATGCCCAATTTATCCTGAGATGTGAAGGTGTATTAACCCCTAAAAATGCTAATATACCGCCTGCTGTAACACGGTTTGGTAATTCTTCTAAAGCAAAGCCAGCCACAGCCGGAAGAAATCTTTATTTCACCGCAGAACGAAGCCAATATACCACTGTACGAGAATTTTTCACTGCTGCTGACAATACTGAAAGTAAAGATGCACAAGACATAACGAGTCACGTTCAGAATTTTATTCCTAATGGTGTATACAAAATCATCACATCCCCTGTAGAAAATTTATTGTTGTTTTTAACAGAAGGAAAAAGCAACAATATTTATGTCTACAAATATCTTTTTATTGACTCTGTCAGACAGCAAGCAGCTTGGTCATATTGGAATTTTGGTTCAGGAAATATTTTAGGAGCTGACTTTTTCGGGGATTTATTTTACATTGTCATTGAAAGAGATGGTATCCTTTTTCTCGAAAAAATGTCTTTCACTTACAATACAGTAGATTATGAACAAGAACCTTATCGCATCTATTTAGACAGAAAAGTTCCTTATGAAATCCCATCTGATACTTACGACATCATTACTGAACGTACTGCTTTTAATATTAAAGATGTCTATAATGCTCCTGATTTAGCTACATTCTCTGGGTTTGCCCTAGTCGATACTCATGGAAGTTATCAGGAGATTAATGCAGATGACGACGGACTCGTTAGGCTCGAAGGAGATTGGCGTAACAAAAAGATATTTGTTGGAGAAAATTATAATATGAAAATAGTTTTCTCAACACTTATGATACGACAAGAGAACGAAAATGGAACAAAGGCCATAGATACCGGCCGTCTTCAACTTCGCTCTTTCTGGATAAACTTTTCGGAAACAGGTACTTTCTTAGTAACTGTCGATATAAAAGGAAAAAACAAATATGAATACTTACACACAGCAAGAACCTTAGGGAACGAAAATAGTACCTTAGGTTCTTTAAATTTCTCCACTGACCAATTTAAAATCCCTATTCAATCCTTAAACACTAACTGCGAAATAACCATTACATCATATAACCCAAATCCTGTAGCCTTGACTGGTGCTGGCTGGGAAGGAAGTTATTACAGAAGGAGTAGGCCAATATGAAATTACACCTTGAAATTACTACCCTTAAACATATGCAAGATTTTCTCAAAAATGTACGTCCTTTAGATCTCCAAGAAGCAGAACTGGACGGAACCAGATTTATCGACCAGCCCCTCTCCGAATTTGACAACTGCCAAAGCCTTGTCGATGAAAACGACAACGTCTATGCCATCGGCGGGATTTTAGCGGACATTGATGGTTATGGTACTGTCTGGATGCTCTGTACCACACGTGTCGAACAGCATAAAATAACATTCCTCAGGTACACCAAATGGCTCCTCAAAAGCAAATTTCAAAATGGCTTCTATAAAATACTGGGCAACAAAGCATGGTTAAACAACCAACTTCATATTAATTGGCTCACTTGGATGGGGGCACATTGGGGTGATAAGACACCAGATGGTCAGTGTCGCTACTTTTATTTCAGAAAGGAAAAAATATAATGTGTTCCATTCCCTCAGTCTTAGATGTTGGATTACAAGTTGCAGGTAATTACATGGGACAAAAATCAGCAGCGGCGCAAGCTCAGGCTCAGATGAACCAGCAAGCAACTGCCGCTTTTACCCAAATGAATTATGCCTTTCAGGACTATGAAATAGAACGTATGGATGCCTTTGATGCTGCTGTTGCAGAACTCGATAAAGTGTCTCACAACGCTATGCGTGTCAACTCTGGTGTCGAAGCTGCGGTAAACGAAACTATGTCTGGCCGTACTGCTAAGATGCTCCTTAGGAATGTTGAAGGTGATACAGCCCGGACGAAAGCATCTATAAAAGACAACTTTGCTCGTAAGTCTAACGAAATTGATTTAAATAAAGAACGCAGCCTGCTCTCTACAAAAGACTATATAAAAAATCTAAATGCTTCTGCTCCTAAAATGCCCTCTAGGTTCAGTAATGCTTTAAGCACAGCCGGGATTGTTTTAAATTCCTATACTCAGACGCAAAATCAACGCCAGTCTGTGAAAAATACTGGAGCTAAGTATAACTGGATAACTAATGGAGCTAAATAAATATAAGGAGGTAATCAACTAATGTCAAACCCTGTAAGTGCTGCAATCGGTACTCAAAGACAGTTTGCAATACAACCTAAGAGTGTCTACCAACAAAACTTAAAGGCTCTTTCAGTCGGTAATGGAATTAGTCATAGGACAGACTTGGATGCTGCTTTGCTTTCTAAATCTTTAGGTATCCTTGGCTCTGCAATTTATGATGAGTCGATCGCTGCGGATAAACGAGAACGTGAGCAATTCACTACTCTTGAAGCAGAAAAACTGATTGCTGGAAAAACCCCAGAAGACCTCGCTAAATTTGACCGTATCCAAGCCCTACAACACAGTGACAAAGGATACGACCTCACCGACAATCCCTACGCAATGGCTACTTTAGACCAATCCATAGGTCAGGTAGCAGCGGCATCAGCAAAAGAACGGTGGGCTTCCGAAAACCCCGGCACTCCTAAGAGTATCAATGAGGCTATCCAGTCTTATGATAGTATGCTTCAAGAAACCTATGGTTCCTTCAAGGAAAGCATCAGAAACAGTGTCGCTTTTGACAAAGGTTTTTATGATGGTTACCAGAGGGATGTCCTACAAGTAGCCCATGAAGCCCACCAACGTATCAATAACGAAGCCAGAGCTAAAGGCCAGAGAGCTTGTAATGTTAAGCTTCAAGGCTTAGTAGCTGGAGCCGATACAATGGACACAGAAGCTTTTGTCCAGTCCTTCGGGGAAATCACTAGGGAACTCCAAGGTTACGTCAAAAATTCCGATGAAATCCTTAAGATAATCCAAAGTAACCTTGATGTACTAGCTGAAAATGGCACTAGCACCGAGAAGCTAAACGCTATCAAAGATACGCCTTATTATGGTTCAGATAGAAAACTTGGTGATGAACTCTCTTTCTTCAAGTATTACAAAAAAGTTTCTGAGAATGTCAACTATAAAATAGCTGATGATGTCTACGAAGCCTGTAAGAATAGTGATGGTACTGTTAATTGGGAAAAAGTAGAAGAACGCCTTAAAGCTCTCCCTGCAACTGCTTTGAGTCGTGGGATACCTCAGGTGTATCTCCCCCATTATTCCGGTGACCTCGACAATCTTAAACCTGCTTTCAAGGCTATCCTTCCTTCTGTTGGCGGTATATTATCACAACTTGGTTATGGTGATATTGCTGAGTATACCAGTGGTTATCGTGACCCAGAACGTAATGCCTCTGCTAATGGTTCGCCTACCAGTTATCATCTTGAAGGAAATGCTGTTGATGTTTACCTTGGAAATTTAACAAAAGAAGAACAAGAAACGATAAAGGAAAACTTTAGTCCTTACTTTTCAGAAATTCTTTATCATAATGCAGGTAGTGGACTCCATTTACATCTTGGAAATTACATAGGGGGACTTGATGATCGTGCAGATGACACAGAGGTTACTGCATCTGCTTATTCTCCAAATCGTTTGGAAAAAATCAAACAACGTCTAAAAGCAAAAGATGCTGATGCTAAACGCATAGTAAAAGAGAAACAGCAAGAAGTATACGAAAATACGGTTCAAGCAGTTACTCAAGCAGGCACCCAAGAAGAAGCCCTGCGTATCCTTGATAACTCCAGCCTGCCCCTTGCCAAACAAAATGCACTACGACGCAGCATCAACGCTAAATTCAAAGCTATAAACAATGATAACCTCAGCGTCGAAGACCGTTTCTACCTAAAATATGAAAAAGGTAAGCTCTGGACAGATATGGCAATTCTTAAAGAATATGAACGGCAAATGGAAGATGAAGACTCCGAAATCGACGACAAATTCCAAGATAAAGCTAACGCTGCTGCAAGACGTATGAATGACTATTGGAAACATTGTATCCCCGGTTATGGTAAATCAGAGGATACTTCTAAAACCACTGAGGCTCCCTCCCCATCCTCAGATGATCTCATTGATGAAATAAAAACCAAAGCCATACCTCAAATGGTAGCCAAAGGAATGACCAGAAGTGAAATCGAGGAGCGTTTGATGAAAATAGCCCCTCAGTATGGTCTCAATGCAGCAGCCCTGCTGGACAATCTTGAGTTACCTAATGATATTGAATAGGAGGAACCAAAGTGAGTATTACTGATGACTTACTAAACTTTAAACCTGAGCAGTCTACAGAAGAAAAAGCTCTCGAAGAAACAGAAACTAAACGACACAATGCTTTCGCTGACCTTGGTGACGCTCTCTTTGACTACGCTAAGGGAGCTGTACAAGGCTTCCAAGAAGTCAAACGTGCCGGTGACCAAGTTGCCACTACAGACCCTTTGGCGCTTACCGGGCTGGACACAATCAGTGTCGATACAACCAACAGACAAACACCAGCACAACAGGAAGCTACCGATTGGTATAAAAATGCTACTGATAACGTCGCAGATGAAACTATTAAGCCTGCGGCCTTTACTGCTGCCATGCTAGGTAGTGGTGTTGCTGTAGCAGCAATCTCTCCTTTGATTGCCAAAGACACTGTAGAACAGGCTCAAGAAAAAGGTCTTTCCGAGGCCTTGACAGAGTTTGGTAAAAATACCGCACCAGTCTATGGCTCATATAAGCAGACACAAGAAGAAGGTTGGGATGACTATGCTAACGAGCATCCCTTACGAGCCGCCAGTATTCTTGTAGCAGCCGAAGCCCCCTTCTTAATTCCTGCCGTTCATACAGCAAAATATGCTCGCAAAAACTACCTCATCAACAAAGCAAAGAAAAAACCTGTCGAAGCTGAACAAATCATCAAAGGTGAATTTGACCTTCAACATAATAAGCTCACTGCCAAAGCGGAACCATCAGCTAAGACACAACCAACAATCTCTGAGGCCCTTTTGTCTACAGAGGAACCTACGATTACCCAGCGGTCAGCGTTCAAACCGAAGAACATTCAGGAACGCATAGATCACGCAGTCAACTCTGAGGTATCAAAACGTATCGACCGGATTGTCGATGAAGGCTTTAAGCAAGCCAAACAGCTTGAAGACACCCAGCCCTTCCGTGGAGCATATGAAAGAGAAATTACACCATTACCTACTGAATATCCTCATCCAGTACGCATTCACCAAATTCTTGAAACCGCTAACAGCATTACCCCTATCCGAGTTGGTCACTTGAAAGCTGGAAAAAATACTCTCGGTTACTATATGCCTAAACAAGAAGGTATCCGTATTCGCTCATTTCAAAAATTTGACACTATCTCACATGAAATCGGACACAGCCTTGATAAGAAATTTAATATCCAAGGGCATGATATTGAGTTGGAGGCAGCAGCTAAAAGTGTATGGAAAGATGGTCAGTATAAAGATTGGGAGTTACGAGGAGAAGGTATTGCTGAGTTTACGGCAGAATATGTTATGAACCCTGAGATAGCCGAAAAGAACTTTCCGGGATATTATAAAGATTTCACAAGTAAACTTGCAGAAGACCCAAAACTCCAAAAGAAAATGGATACTCTCAGTAATCAGGTTCGCAAATGGTATACACAGAGTGCAGAAGCTCGTGTTAGGGGTGCTGTTGTTCTTGAAGGAGACATTAAGACTCCAATAAAACAACAGGTAATCAAAAATATTGATACGGTCAAAAATGCCTTAGTTGATGACACAGCAATCTTCCGTGCTGCCATTAAGGACTTTGAGGAATTTGCTGGATATAAACTTCGCCTAGAAGAAACCCCTGCTGACATAGCCTTAGCTATCAAAAGCACTATCCCCGCTCGTTCCCAGATGCTCTTAGGGCTTTCCAAATTGGACAGTAAGTATGTCATAGGTGCTTTAGAGGAAGTGTACAACATACCCTTAAATAAAGTTACCTTTGCTGATGTCTATGCACCTCTGGAAGCCTTAGCTAAATCCGGTAAACATAAAGAGTATCTAAGCAAGCATGGCCTTAAAGATTGGCATGAGGCCTTTACTAGCTATATGTCAGCTCTCCACACTCTCGAAGTTATCGATCTGAAAAACATTGAGAAAGTTACAGAACTCACAGAGCAGCTTACAGACTTCCAACAGAAGCTAAAAGCTATCGACCCTACTCTTAACGATAAGGCAGCACGAAAACTCGAAAAAGCCATTCTTAAGACAGAAAAAGCCATCGCTGCTATTGTAGAAGGACGAGCAGATTATGTTACCCCTATCAAAAAATCGGATGCAGTAGCGACCATAAAGAACGCCCCCGGTGATCTAAAGGTAGCCGCAGAGCAACTTCAACTTTTTAATGAAAATATTCTTGACCTTTCTGTTATGTTTGGCTTCCTGAAAAAAGAGATGGCTGCTGATTTCAAAGAAAAATATCCACACTACGTCCCACTTTACCGTGATTTTTCCTTAGAGAACGCTATGGATACCTCTTTTGGTAAACATCAGAACTTTGTTGATATTGACAAGTTCTTCAAGGCTTTAAGTGAAGAAGGTAGCGAACGATCATTAAAAGACCCTATTGTTAGTATGCAACAAGCCGTTATGCGTTTAATAAATAATGGTGAACGAAATAAGGTCGGTCAGGCTCTTGCTGCACTTGCAAAGAGAGATAAGAGTGCTTCATTGCTTATGGAAGTTAAAGGGAGCAGTCCCGCAGGTGCCAAAGGTATCTTCACAGTCTGGGAAAATGGCAAACAAAAAGCTTATCAAGCGATTGCCCCCGGTGTCTACGAGGCTGTAAAAGAAATGGACAGAGGCACTGCGGCTGCTATGAGTAATATTTTAGCAAAAATAGCAACTACCTCCGCAAAGACACTCCGTATTGGTGCTACATCTACTCCAGCTTTCACCGTCTGGAACTTTTTGCGTGACAGTGTTTTTGCATCACTAGCTTCCGAAACAGGTCTCAAGCCTGTTTTTGGAACATTGGAAGGTTTCTTTAGTCGCGCTGATAAAGAACTTATGGCTCGCTTTGAAGCACAAGGTGTTCCCTTCTCAACCTACATTGGTAACAGTAGGGACATCACAAAGAGACTGCGTAGAGCTGCTGGTAATTCCCCTAGGTATAAAGATAACCTTGCGTATAAAGTTGGTGACAAGACCATAAGCACGATGCTCAATTTTAACCAAATGGTTGAGGAAGCTCCTCGTCTTGCTGAGTTTAAACGTGCATTAGAGAAAGGTTATTCTCCCCAAAAAGCAGGAGCTTTAGCTCGTGACCTAACTTTAAACTTCGCCCGGGCAGGTACAAAAGGCAGGCAGCTTAATCGTTACACAGCTTTCTTTAATGCCACTATCCAAGGCTTTGATAAATTCTGTCGGATGGCGTATGAAAAACCAAAAGAAACTCTTGCTTTTGGCACTGCTTATATCACACTTCCTACTATTGCCCTTTGGTATCAAAATCACGACAAAGACTGGTATCGTGATATGCCTTTTGATGACAAAATGAAATATTGGTTTTTTGAACTTAATGACACCATCTTTAAAGTACCTAAACCAGAATTACCTGGTTATCTCTTTGGTTCCGCAGTAGAGCGGACTTTAGACATGATTGCTGATAATGACCCACAGGCATTAGAACACAATACATTTAACAGTTTCTTAATCAGTAACACTGTGCCTAATGCTATCCCTACTGCTATTCTTCCTATCATTGAGTGGATATTTAACTATAATCTTTATCGTGGTAAACCGATTGTCAGTAGCCGAGATATGAAAAAAGAAACTCCTGACCAATATAACATCTACACATCCGAGGTAGCTAAAAGTATTGGTAAAACTACAGGGTTCCTCAGTCCAGCCAAGGTAGATAACTCCATAAAAGCTGTCACAGGTTCCATGGGTATCTTTTTCCTTAGTGCCTATGATGCTTTTGCTAAAGAAAACGCTACACCTGATAAGAAACTTACAGACCTTACACGCTTCACCTTTACAGAAGGTAGCCGAACCCGAAGTGCTGAGGTATTCTATGACGGTTTGGATGCTCTTGAAAAGCAATATAACAGCAGCTCCAAGAAAAATAAATCAAAAAATTATAAAGGGATGCTGAGTGCCAAGAAACAAATTGATGCTCACCGTAAGACCTACAATATTATCTTGAATGATGAAAAATTAGATGGTGCGACAAAACGTACTAAGCTAGATGAAATCAACAAGAAAATCAATGCAATTCAACGCAAAGCCAACCAGCGTTATCTTAACTATAAATACATTCAAAACCCTCAAAAATAAAAGGCTGCCATCGTGTAGCCTTTTAAACTTCTTTTAGAAAGGAAATGATACCCATAGCAACAGAATTAAAAACATCCATTACCTATTATGGTACTGGGACACAAGAAGTCTTTGATATTCCATTCGATTACCTAAAGGGTTCTTTTGTAGTTGTCTTCGTAGATGATGAAAAACTTTCTTATGGTACTGATTATATAGTTGATAATCGGCAAATTAACTTTAACACAGCCCCTGCATCTGGTTCTATTATCGTTATTCAAAGGGAAACCTCAACAGAACGCTTGGTTTCTTGGCAAGATGCAAGCGTCTTAAAAGCTGCTGATATGACTATTAGCCAAGTTCAACAACTACATATTTTAGAAGAACAAGAAGACTGGACAAAAACAAACAGTATTGTTGTCGATGAAAATAACCAATGGAACGCTCGGTTTCATAGGATTACTAATGTTGATGACCCAGTGGAACCACAAGATGCCGTCACGAAAAGTTATATTGAAAACATCAAAACCGGTTTTATCTCAGAAATGGTAAAGATAAGAGATGGAGCTATTATTACAATAAATACTTTAGAAAATAATACTGTTGAAGCAATCAATAATTTTAAAACGGATGTAGAAAACTATACAAGTCAACTGACAGATGATTTCAAAAACTTTGTTAACATAAAGACCACAGATGTATCTCTACTTGCAGACAAAGCTGCTAACTCTGAAACTAATGCAAAGGCCTCTGAGATTGCCGCAAAAACCTCTGAAACCAATGCAAAAGCTTCTGAACTAAAGGCTAAAACGTCTGAGGACAATGCTTTGATTGCAGAACAGCAAGCAGCAGCCGCAGCCTCTACAGCCTCAAATAAAGCTTATGCAGCAGAAATCTCTGAAACTAATGCAAAATCTTCTGCTGAAAAAGCAAAAATCTCTGAAACAAACTCTAAAACTTCCGAAGGAAAGGCTGAAAAGTCTGCGACTAATGCTGCTTCAAGTGCTGAAACTGCAACTGAGGGAGCTACTACAGCGACTCAAGAGGCCGATAGAGCTAAAACCGAAGCCGATAGAGCCGCTGAAAACGCTTCCAAAGTAGACGTGACTGCTTACTATAACAAAACAGAAACTAACAATCTATTAAATAGTAAAGCAGACTTAGTGGATGGAAAAGTATCAACAGATCAGCTTCCTGCTATGGATTATGTATCTAATACTGATGTAGGCAATGCTATCAACAAAATTCCAAGATATAATTCCGAAGGCCATCTAGTGTTACCTGATGGTTCAGAATTTTGGATAGGATGATATTATGGCAGAATTTACCAAAAAATTAAACTTTAAAAAAGCTATTGGTACTATCACGCAAGCTAAAGCTTATTCAACATCAGCAGAAGCAGGGACTAACTATAAACAAATCCAAATAGACGGTTATCCTGCTTTCGTAGCTGTCGGTAACACTTCCGATAATCGGGCTACCAGTGGAACAATCTCTCAAAATAATACCACTCAAGCTTTCTTAGCAAGTGGTATCATCCCTTATGGCCGTGCTGAATATTGGACTCCCGGTACTTATACCTTTACAGTACCCGCTGGAGTCGACCACCTGTTGATTACATCCGCAGGAGGTGGCGGTGGCGGCGGTGCCGGAAAGCTCGAACAAAATGATAACAGCGACTCTAAATATACAGGAGGCACAGGAGGCCGTGGCGGTTTAGTTTCTGTACCAGCAACCGTTGTAGGAGGCCAAGTTGGAGCTGTCATTGTAGGCAACGGAGGTGCTGGTGGCGCAAGAGGAAGTGGAACATATGATGTCGGTTCTAGTGGTGCTAGTGGCGGTACTTCATCTGCCTTTGGTGTTTCAGCACCGGGTGGTGGAGGTGGCAATAGGGCTTCAACTGGCTGGGATGGATATGCAGGTACATCTTACGGTAATGGTGGTAATGGTGGCGCTGGCGGAAAGGGACGCTCAGCGGGAAGTGCAGGCAGCCCCGGTTGGGTAATAATTGAATACGGAGGTAATATTTAATGAAAAAATATGCAGAAATACAAAATGGTAAAGTAATTGCAATTCTGGAAGCAAACAGTATTGCTGATTTAGCCGCTATTTTTGGCAGTAAACCTTATTGGGTAGATGTAACAGAACTTGACTGTGAAGTTGGTTATAATGTTGCTCTTGTAAATGGTCACATTACTTTTTCAGCACCAGTTATTGATGAAAAAGAACCAACAATAGAGGAAATACGAAAAACTTTTTCAGACAAACTCGGTCAAATTATGGACGAAAAGGCTCAAGAATACGGATATGACAGCATCATTACAGCAGTAACCTATGAGAACAGCGATATAGAAAAGTTTCGTCAAGAAGGAACTGCTTTCAGAAAGTGGCGTGATCTAGTATATGCAACAGCCTATTCATATCTTGACGAAGTATTGGCAGGAAAGAAAACACTACCACAACAAAATGACGAACTAATGGCACTATTACCTGATTTTATTTTAGAAGAAGGAAGAAATAAATGAATAACGACAGCTTCCATGATGAAGCCTTAAAAATGGCACCCCCGGTCGGAGTATCAACCCTCTCCGTACTTGGGGTGCCTTTGTCTGACATGGTCTATATAATGACCATCCTTTACATCTTAGTACAAATTGTCTGTACCATTTATAAAACCTATAAAACTACCAAAAAGGAGTGATATTCACTTGAAACTATCCGAACACTTTGACTCATCCGAATTTGCTTGTAAATGTGGCTGTGGCGGACTTAATAATGGAGCAGGTGTTGACCCAAGACTGCCACAGGTTCTTGAGCGTATGCGTCAAATCTGTGGCTGTCCGCTGGAACTCTCCTGCGCTTACCGCTGCCCTACTCACAACGCTGATGTAGGTGGTGTCTGGAACTCCCAGCACGTCTATGGTACTGCTGCCGATGTTCAAACGCCTCCCGGCTACACTCCAGAAGAACTCTTTAAGATTGCCGAAGAAGCCGGAGCAGACGGTATTGGTCTCTACGACTGGGGCGTTCATGTAGATGTCAGGGGGTATACTGCAAGATGGTAAAAGTTGACCCTGAATTGCTTAACGAAATGGCCGAACTGGAACTGCAAGCCTTACTCGAAGGTCTCCAAGACCCTGAACTAAGACGTAATCCTTCTTTCCTCGAAAAAGTCCGCAAATTCATGAAGGACAACCGACTGGAAACCACTCCCGACACACCGGGAGTCCAACAGCTCCAAAAGGCTGCCGAAAAGCTCCCTGTCTTTGACAATGAGGTGAATATAAATTAACTGGACACCAGAACAAATAGCTCGTGCAAAGGAAGACTTTAGGGTCTTCCTTTTTATCGTCTGGAAAATGATAGGCCTGCCGGAACCTACACCTATCCAATACGATATTGCCAACACCATGCAAAAGCCTCCCAGTGACCGTATCATCGTCGAAGGCTTCCGTGGTGTTGCCAAATCATTTATTGCCTGTGCCTATGCGGTATGGTCACTATGGCGTAATCCTCAGCTCAAAGTCGAGATCATCTCTGCCTCAAAAGATAGAGCTGACGCTAACGCCGTCTTCATCAAAAGGATAATCCAAGTCCTCCCCTTCCTTGAAGAACTTCTCCCCCGCCGAGGGCAGCGTGACACTCAAAACCTTTTTGATGTTGGCCTCGCTGTCCCCGACATCTCCCCTTCCGTCAAGTCTGTCGGCATCACTGGACAAATCACAGGCTCTCGTGCCGACCTGCTCATTGCAGATGACATCGAAGTCCCTAACAATTCCGGCACCCAAATGCAGCGTGACAAACTCTCAGAAGCAGTCAAGGAATTTGATGCGATCCTTAAACCGGGTGGTCAAATACTCTACCTTGGCACCCCACAGAATGAAATGTCCATCTATAACGAACTACAAAACCGTGGCTATGTCGCCATCATCTACCCTGTAGTTTACCCGGAAAGCCCTAAGGAACGTGAGGAATATGGTAAAAACCTAGCCCATTATATCGCCCGGCAATATGATGCCAACCCAGAAGCCTATGCAGGCTATCCAACAGACCCCGCAAGGTTCAACGAAGAAGAAATAGCAAAACGTCGCCTCTCCTATGGTAAGGCTGGCTTTGCCCTACAATTCAAACTCAACACCAACCTCTCAGATGCCGAAAAATATCCGCTCAAAGTAGCTGACTTTATTGTCGCTGATCTCGACCTCGAAGAAGCATCCCTGCAATGGTCATGGGCTTCTGGAGCGTCTCAGAGGCTCCCTGAGGTGCCTTGCGTTGCCCTTAAGGGTGATTACTTCTATTCACCATTACTCCGCTCACAGGAGGTCTCAAAGTACACAGGAACGGTAATGGCAATCGACCCCAGTGGCAGAGGGAAGGACGAAACAGCCTACGCTATAGTTAAATTTCTAAACGGCTACCTGTTCCTCATGGAAGTTGGTGGATACCGTGAAGGGTACACAGACGCTACCTTACAAGCCCTTGCTACAAAAGCTAAATTCTATGGAGTCAATGAGATCGTTGTCGAAGCCAACTTTGGTGATGGTATGTTCGTCCAACTTCTCAAACCTGTCCTTAACAACATCCATCCCTGTTCTGTAGAAGAAATCAAAAACAGCAAACAGAAAGAATTGCGTATCATCGACACTCTTGAACCTGTAATGATGCGCCATAAGTTGATAATCAACACCTCTGTTATACATGAGGACTACAGAGTCTATGAAAAAGATCCTGCTTACTCCCTCATCTACCAGCTCACCCGCATTTCCAGAGACCGAGGAGCCTTAGCCCATGATGACCGTTTAGACGCAGTTACAATGGCTGTAGCTCATTGGTTAGAGGTTTTAGATAGAGATGCACAGGTAGGTCTTGAGGAACTACTAGAGGAAGAACTTGAAAAATGGTTAGACCCAGACAGAGGCATAAGTTACGAAGAAGAACTCCCTGTTAAAAAAGCAAGTAAAGGCAGGAGTAGTTATGGCTATGAAGACCTGAACATAGTAGAAAGGTTCTTCAATAGTTAGTTGTCGGTAACTCTTACCCTCGGTATCTAATTGTTCCACATATAACCATATTGCTATCGTTCCATATACAAGAAGAAGGGGACTAAAGGTTACTAATAGACCTCCTCTGGGTTCTCTCGTGGTAATGGACACGAGTATTCCAGAGGTAACCATTACGACTCCTTTACTTTTCTCCTTCATTCTCCTAAGGTAGTAGCTACTTCCCTCCTCCTGAGTAGCTACTGCCTATATTCTAAATAACTACTAAAGGTCAGTAAATCTTATAAGGAGGCTACCACTACTATGACAACCCTTAAAACCATATTCATAAGACTACTTATTTTAATAATAGCCACCGTATTCCTCGTATGGCTTATCGACACAACAAAAATCCTAACCAACCATACAGGAACACCCAACTATGAAGCAATCACAGGAATACTCAAGGTAATCCAAATGATGCTCCCGGCAATACTTGGAGGAGGAACCTATTAAACAATGAAATCTAACCTATTCATATTCACCTTTGGTTTACTATTGGGAGCCTCGGTAACTTATTGCCTACTCCCTATCAATAGCCAACCTGCAATATCCGCTCCACCAACAAACACCATCAGCTCCACTGCCAACCTTAAGGTAACCCCAAAGGAAACCACGGCAGCCCCCGACCTGATTGTCGAACAAAAATATATCGCCACAATTAATCAAAAGAAAGTAGAGGTGCCTATTTACGATAAGACAACTCCTGCCTCTGCTTCTACAGCTTATGCTACTCCTTATACTGCTACATTACAGCAGGAAATAGATGTCACCCCTCTGGTCAACCATATGGTTCCCAAGTGGGAAATAGGCATCGGCTTAGGGAGACACAAAAGCAACACCTATATCCCGGTGGCTGTGCAGAGAAATTACACCTACAACAAAGCAGTCCAAATGGAACTGCATATCGACCCTAGTGACCATAAAATCTCTGGTGTCGAAATCCAACATAAATGGAGATTTTAAAAGAAATGGAAATACTGACAACCCAACAACAATCCGAATATTATACAGCAGCGGAAGTTGCTAATATCCTCAGGCAAACCAAGCGTGACAAAATTTATACCATGTGTCGCTCCGGGGAACTCAAAGCGTTCCTCTTTGGTCGCACATGGCTCATTGACAAAGAATACTTCGATAAATGGCGAAAAGCCCAGATGCCATCTTGAACACTAAGCAGATTAGCTAAACCTAACCTTTAATACCCTCTCAATAGTGTCCAAGATAGTGACCTGAGCTTTGAAAACCCGCATAAATACTAACAAAATGCAGCTTTATGATATATCACTATATTATACCAAAAACAGGCAAGCTTGCACAACTATATGTAAATATTTAAATAATGAAAACTTCTTAGAATTTCTATTTTGCACTTACTTTCCCAACATAAAATCAAAATGTCTGTTTCTTAAGAAACAGACATTTTGGAAATTCCACATAAACTATTCTTTATACTAAAACCACAGAGCAACTTACACACAAGCCGCTTTAACGCTTCTTACCAAAAATCTGCAGCAGCCGTAAAAACAGGTTAATAAAATCAAGATATAACGTAAGCGCGCCCAGCACCGCAAATTTAGCAATACTGCTTTCATCCTCATCGATACTATAGGCAATTTTTTTAAGCTTCTGCATATCATAAGCAGTAAGACCAACAAAAATAATGATTCCCACATAGGTAAGCACCCACATCATAGTGTCATTTTTCAAAAACATATTGACGACCGAAGCAATGATCAGGCCGATCAAAAGCATGAACAGGATGCTGCCCATTTTACTTAAATCTTTTTTGGTAACATAACCAAAAAGAGCGGTGGCACCAAAAGTACCAGCAGTTATCCCAAAAGTCGTGGCAATGGATTCCTGCGTATAAACAAGAAAAATTGCCGAAAGCGTGATGCCAGTGACAGCCGAGTAAACAAAAAACAAAAAGCTGGCCATACTTGCACTCAAAGAATTGATTTTACTGCTGATTATCATAACTAAAATGATCGGTGCAAATAAAAACACATAAAAAGTTATTTTGCTACTAAAAATCAAATTTAACAAAAATGGTGAATGTGCCGTATAATAAGCAACTATCCCTGTTGTTAAAAGTCCAAAAAACATCCACCCATAAATCTGGGCAAAAAAACTTTGCACAATACTTGCACGTTTAACTGATTCTACATATGATTCATTTTCCATATCTATGACCTCCTTAAAATATCAAGTATATGATACTAAAAATACATCATCCTGCCAAATTTAGTTACTTTCAAAAAACATACATTGCTTAGTCAAAACGCTGATTTCTTTGCCAACGATCAGCGCTTTCAGACGATCGTCTTTAACGCAGTCTGCTTTTTTAATGGTATCATGTACGCTTTCTGCTACTAATAAGGCCGGTCATACCTAATTTATATTGTTGCTCTTATAGCTGCAAATGCAAATATAAGGATTTCATTATACGCTAATTCGCCAAACAAGGCTGCTATTTCTTTCCGTTCAGCTAATGCCTGTTTATCAAAAATCTGTTCCAGCTAGTTCAGCACAATTTTGTCATCTTGAATTACAAACGAGACTGATAAAATCGGCCTCGTTTGCCGAAATCACCAAAATGTTAAAATGAATAGCACAATTATGCATAATATGCCTAAATTAAATTTTGCATTGGCAAAATCTCTCCAATGGTCTTTTTCATCACTTTCTGGTCTAATTTTTCTTATGATAAAATCTAATAAATAACACTTTAGAAATAATACAAATATCAATAGTATTAATATACTAATCCTTACTACAACTATATTATCCATGATGTCAAAACCACCTTTGCCGCCATAGATACCGCTCTAGTCGGTGACGCCGTTAATGCTATTTCGCAAAATACACTTAACATCTTTTATTTTTTATAAATCAATATATACCATAACAATAGTAATGATACTGCAATAATATATCCTACCATAAAATAAAACTTATACGATTTCTTTTTTTTCACATTAATATCTCTAATATTTTTTATTTCTTTATATTGGTCAATAAGTGGCGAAGAAAAGAATATCATTAATAAAATGATCGTAATAAAATCACCAATTGGTCCTATTTTATTAATAACATTTAAAGTAAAATAATCAAACAACCATATTCCTAATAGTATACCACTAACACAACCCAATATATTACCAAAACTCATATTATAATAATTTTTATAGATATATTTAACCCCTACAATCAAACAACAAATCGTAATAAAAATACAAGTATAGTTTTCAAAAAAATTTGTCATTTTAGTCACCTACCACTGTATCTGGTTCGCGTTTAACATTATTGTTTAAATAAACTGTAGCTACAGATTTACCAATTATAACTA